GAGTCAGAACGCTTAACGGCGTACCATTCATACGTTGTCAGGTTGTAGTACATGTCCATCTGTGTTGGCACAGGTGGAGGAGTCAGTGCGTTCGTAATGCGAACGATTTCATCGGTGTTGAACACACGACGGAATGACTGCAACGGTACGCCGGCGCTGACAATCTGGACAAAGATGTCTGTTGACGATAGCAGTGGCTCAATGTAAGTGCTAATTAACACACTAATGTCCACTACTGGCGTCGTCCCAGTTTCGGGGGTATCTTCAAAATACAGCAGCCCGTCGTCACCGTAAATCTTGACGTTCTCGTATGTGCCTGAGGCATCATGCCAAGGAATGTACTTTGAATCACCGGCAAACGTGCGGTTGATTGAGCGCAGCTTCAAGATCGAAGGATCCTGCAGCATGAACACGTTATAGTCTTGACCGTTAACCATACGGTCTTGTGAATAGTACACGGCGGGAGCAGTTACACGAACGTGCTCGATATCTTCAGCTGATGAGCCGTTCTGCAACGAGCTGATCAAGCTGAATGTGAATGTGAACGTCTGTGTACGGCCAAATGTATCAACGTACGTGAACGATGCGGGAGTGTTGACGACTGATGCTTGCGGCACAACAATGTCAGCATTCAGCGATGTACGAACCCAGATGTCAAACGTACCAAGAGGGATGTCAGCAAATTCACCGTCACCGAAGATCAGGCGAACGGTGTTGTTGTCACGCGTTTCTATTTCGTACTTGTTGCGCTTGGGGTTGGTGTTGAAGATAACGTTCTGTGCGTGTGCCAGGTCAACCTGAACCCACTCGCCAGACTTACCGTCTGTCGTTGGCGTTAGGTATGGCAGAACCGTCTTAACGTCTGTTGTCTCGCCCGTGACGGGATCAACATTGTTGACCCACACGTCCGTGTCGTTGACATTCTGTGCGGAGACGTTGTACGTTTGGTTCGGGGTAATACCATCAAACGTTGTACGGAAACGCTGCAAAGTACCTTGTTTGGTATAGCAAAAGAAGCCTGTTGTGTCGGATGAGTCACCCAGGCCGTCTTGACCGTACAGGAGCGTAAAGTTGGCGTTGTTGTACGGACGACGCTCGACAATACCCTGATCTGCGTCGTATGCGACGGGGACCAACTCCATTGGTGCTGACCGACCGTTGACAGCAGCGGTGTACGAGAATACGCCCGTTGCCAGCGGTGACAGGTTCCACGAATACATTTCGAACAGCACGTCTTGAATTTGGAATCGGTCCGTTGGACCAACAGAGCCAAATTGTTGCTCTAGGACGCGGTTCATCACGAGAATGAACTGATCTTTCCAGCTAGAGTTGCCAAGATCGTTCCAACGAATCGTCTTGTTTGCAAGATCGTTGCCGTTTGCATCGACTACAGATTCAGTTGTCGATACGGACATTAGTTTAACCAGGCCACGAGCTGGCAGAGAGCGGGCAGCTGTGTAGGAAACCAACTTAGCTAAGCGGAGAATCGAGTCTTTACGCTGCGCCGCCGAGATGAAGTTCTCGTGTGCGTTGATATCCATCCGATAAGACAGTACTTCAGCGATGTACGCGAACACTTCAACGATTGCGATGAATTCACTGGATTCAATGAAGTCGTTGAAAGTCTCCGGGAAGTACAGCTTAATGTAGTCGAGGATACTCTGTTTGACCGTGTTGTAGTCAAATGCTGCGAAGTTGATGTTTTGGAAGCTGTCGTACACCCTCTCCCACGACTCAGCGCGAGATACTAATCTTGACATGATGTGATCCTTTATGAAATGGTTTTACATAACTTAGGGTATATGTAAAACACTCTGTGTGTCCGTTAAATTGGATAGACGGACTGTGCCGACGCGCCGCTGTTGCTGTTCCACACTCGGGGCATCCGGCAGCTTTTTTAGATGCATGCACAGATGGGAGTTGGTCAAAGAGTCCTTGTTCGTTGCAAATAATTGTAACAGGATTGTGCACACCCGTATAGTGGGCAAGAGAGTAGTCGTACTTATCACCATGCCATTTTTTAGCATTGATGATGAACGATTCCGCCCCCGCTGTTAACCCTGACATGCTGTATTCCTTGATGTTTCGTACGTACGCGCGCATTCCCACGATTCAGCACGGGAAATTAGTCGACTCATTATGCGCTCTCAAATGTGATGTTAATGTCCAGGTTACCTGTGAGGTTCAATTCAACGTACAGTAGAAGTGCACTCGCTACAACGCTGTTCGTATCGTACGAAGGCGAAATCGTCAGGTTGAGTAGTTCTACACGTGGGTCGAACGCGAATACAGCTCGCAGGTCCTCTTCAAGCACGTCAAGCGTGATTGAGTCGAGAGGTTCGAACACTAGATCAGGAATTCGTGTCCCAAAAGTAGGCATCATCACACGTTCACCGCGACGGGTGAAGATGTGATTCAGCAGATCGAGCTTAACCAACTCTGCGTCTGCAATTGAGAATGCTTTGTTCGTTTGGTATTCGTACGATGAATACCCACGATACAGCCCTACGGTCATGGTGTGTTCCTATGCTTGTTTCGATATTTATCTAAGGGGCAGCTGGTTATCTGCGCCAGTACATGCCGCGATCGATGTTGCGGCCGCGTTCAACCTTACCAACGGAAGGGTCGTCATATCCAAATTCAGGTGTGTGGCTGCTATCGTCCGCTGTCATCGTGCGAGCCCACGGCTCATGATCCGGTACGCGGTTGGTCCACAGTGCGGCTTGCTCTGCAGCATCGTCTGCAGAACCTGCGCTATCAGCTGGCGATGCTGAGGGACCGTTCAGGTCAATTGAACCACCGCTAAGCACCACAGCGCTACCGGATACATTTGTGGAGCCACCACCAGAAATCAACATGTCGGCACCAGATTTCAGGTTCATAGCAGCGCCAGACTCAACATTGACGGCGGCGCCCGCCTTAGCGTTTGTTGCGGCACCTGACTCTAGGTTGAGAACGGACCCAGCCTTGACGTTAACGTTCGTATCGCCCTGTAAGAACATCGATTGTGCCGCATGCTGGCGAATATTTTGAGCCGATTTCAAGCTCATATCTTTGGCAGCGTCTAGCCGAATCTCATCATCTGAATGCATGTGAATGCCTTCTTTGGCATACATTCGGATCGATTTATCGGATGTCATGTTGATTTCTGACGACGATCGAATGTTGACTTTATTCGCTGAGAAGATATCGATGTTGCCATCCATATCCAGTTCGATCCAATTATTGCCCTTCGCAGTAGCAATGTAGATTCGCTCATTCGTGTCATCAAGAATGATCTGATGGCCAGATGTTGTGCGGAACCGCAGCCGACAGTTTTCCTGGCGATCATCCATCGAGAAGGCATGGAATCCTGGCGTGCTGAACGAGTACACCATAGAGTCGTAGTTACGATCAGTGTACGATGACGGAGCGTGTGGATCTGTCCGACTGACTTGATATCCTTGGGTGCTTGTCCAATCGCCGTGCTTGACATCTTTGTCATCCTGAACGCGTGAGTAAGTTTGGTTTAACTGTGATACGTCGATTCGCGATACGCTGTAATCAGCGGCGCGTGAACGGAACTCGTAATTTGCCTCACTTTTGTGTCCGAATGCTTGCTTCAGGTTATCTGCCAAAGGCTGGATAAACTTTTCTGAAGATGAATACGGACCGTACGGAGCGGGATCGTCACCGGCTTTCTCAAGCTCAGGGTGATCATCATACATGAACCGGCCGTGCGGCATCGTATGTGGTGTGAATTGATCATAGATGCAACCAAAGTACATCCGCGTCATCGGATTACCGTCGATACACAGCACAGCAACCTGTGATCCAACTTTTGGAATTGCCCACATTCCGTATGCAACGCCACCTTCAGTTTCCTGTATTCCAGGACCGCGAGATCCTACTTGCACCTGACCACCAAAAGGCGACATGTAAATTGCCCACGGCAGGTCCTCAACGTTTGAACCCCACGGATCACCCCACTGTGAGCAGACGACACGGATCCGACCCATTTGTTGGGGGTCGTTCGTATCAACAACAGTACCGATTGTTACGAACGGTACTGTGCTCGGCGTTTGTGCAGCGTTCTGAAAAACTTCGTACTGCCGGGTGTACATTGGCATAGTATTACCTTAGATTATGTTTGTGGGGCCACTCACCATGTACGGTGATGTTGTATCTGTTATTGGTCGTGTTGTGTTGTGGCAGGTGCAGTGTCCTGGGGTTTGACAGGACCTGCTGTGCACGGTGAGCCTGTTCCTGTCTGTGTAGCAGCGTTTTGTTGCGCGGCGACAGCTGTGCTGGCTGTTCGAGGAGCGTCTTGAGGATCAGTTGAAGCGTACGACGCACCTGGAGCCCCTGCCGCTCCAGCTGGAGGTATTGGTGTTTTCTGACGAGCAACTGCAATGCCACCCTTCAACTGAGCTGCCATTGTCTTGGCTGCCCAGCTCCGTAGATAACCAACTGTTGTGTTTGGTTTAATAATTGTTGGATTTGCCGGCGCAATCTTGGAGAATATTTTCTCTCCAAGAGTCGTCAACACTAGCTCATTGCCGCCCGTCGCATCGTCAGCGTGGATGACTAGCAACGCAGTTCCTAGGCCTAAGAAGTGAGCTAGGTACAGATCACCCGGATCTGTGGATCCAATTTGCAATCCGTTATCACGAAGTAATGCAGCACCACCATTGGCGTTATCGCGCGGGTTTGTCCGGGTATCGGGAGTGATTGAATTGACGCCAAACACCTTGCCTTGCTTGACCAAATGCTGCCACGTTGACGTAACGAATTGGTACAATCCAGTTGCATTAGATGTTGGGGCTTTTGCTGTTGGTTTGAACGACGATTCCTGTGCAGCAAACTGAGCCATTGTTACAATGTTGACGCCGTAGCGATTCGATGCGTCAGTGATTGCTGCCTTCACTTCAGGGGATGCCTCATCCCAACCCTTAACAACGGACGGATCATTACCGGTTGGTGATGTATTGACTGTCTTTGCGTCATCACGGTTTGTTGGTGTTGTATCGCCTGAGGGTGGAACAACGGGAACGACCGGTCCTGCTGGTTGCGAGGGGGCTGTATCACCAATCGCGTTGTCAAAGCACGTGCCGACACCATCATTCAAGTTGACTTCATCTTGGTTCTGATCCTTGGTTGCTTGGAATGAACTTGCCTTTGGTAGACTGATCATCTGCAGGGTCTGAGTGAATTCACCATCATCAAATGAGTGATCAATACCAACAACATAGTAGTAGCCATCATACC